GCCAAATTATCGCGGCCAACCATAGATTTGGATGCGAGATGCCTGAAGCAGTTGACCCTTGGAAAAGTCGAATCAAAGCATATGGGAAAGCACTGATTCGTACTTTCGAGGGTTTGACCAGTCTTGAACTCGATTTCCACCGGTGGATAGACCAATCAAAATACAGCCGGAAGGAAAAAGAATACTTCAAGAGATTGTGGCAGGAAACAATCTCATGGGACGAATCCATGTTCAAGAACAAGAGCTTCATCAAAGACGAGGGGTATGATGCTTTCAAAGCAGCACGCGCAATCAACAGCTATTCTGATGCCTTGAAAGCGTTATTGGGATGCATCACCCACTGTGTAGACAAGAAATTTTTCTCTCAGGGCGATTTCTTTGTCAAAGGCACTGACCCCAAAACGTGGCCTGACCTACTGATCGACGAATTCGATCAGGTACCAGGCGCATCCACTGACTTCACTTCCATGGAAGCACATCATCAAGGCATTTACATGGAATTGGTTAGATACTGGTACATGCACATGATACGCCACGCACTGAGCAATTCCCTAAAACGCAAATTCTCTCGCGTCATGGGAGGGACGAATGTATGTGAATTTGGTCACATCACAGTCAAGCTCACTGAGCGATTGATGTCCGGAGCCCACTGGACAAGTTCATCAAACGCTCTTCTGAACTTGATCATATGTTCGTTCTTATGGCTCACTACCAGGCACGACATGGACGTCGATTTTGATGCTGAGGCGTACGCAAAGGAAGTCCGACAACACTTTCGTGGGAGATTTGAAGGTGATGACGGACTATTCGCTATAAGCAAAAAGATCGATACATTCTTCGTCGGCACCAAAGCCAAACCATCACCACTTGGGTTGGTGTTGAAAATTGACTACCATGACAATGCGGCTGAAGGCGGATTCTGTAGTAAAATTTTCGACATCACAGAGAAAACTGTGGTGACAAATCCGGTCAAAGTCATTGCGAATTTCCCACAATTGGCCAAGAAATACGCAGTGATGAGGCCAAAGAAACAAGATGCCATGATGAGGGCGAAAGCACTGAGTTACCTCTACTTGTTTCCAAACCATCCGATTATTTCGGAGTACTGCCACTGGGTGCTTGACAACACACGTAGCGTCAATGTAACAGGTGTAACATCTGAGATGGACCTCTACAAACGCGACTTGTTAGATCGAGCACTCACAGACAAAGTTTGGAATTACGAGAAACCCAGACCATCCAACAATACGAGAATGTTGGTTGAAAGAACATATGGCATTTCAGTGACCCGGCAACTCGAGATCGAAACAGCAATCAAGATGAATGCAGGAGGTAGCATTTATCATGATCTTCGCGACATCGCGAAAGATGAACATCTCTTGTATGCTGCAATGTATGTGACTTCCCATGGCAAAGACATCAACGTGCCTCACAAACCCATCGACATGGTACAATCGGTGATCAACGGCACGCGGGCATCTAAATGCAAGAAGTCCAAATACGACAAATGCGATGTGCGGGGCCCTTTGCCCCCGTGTTGAGCACGAATCGCGAGTGAAGGACCCCCGAAACAACCTTCACGATAATCAAGCA